GTTATTGCTACTATCTTTTTTATTTGCTTCTCTATTACTTCTTTTCTATTAGGCCATTTGATATAAACATCATCTGGGTTCTTTTGTAAATTCTTAAGCAATGGCATAATAATCTTTTCAAGTTTTAGTAAATCTTCTTTTCTCTTTTTCTCTAGTTCTTCAACTCTTGAAGTATCACCTTCACGAGCCTTTAATAATTGATTGATTTTATTTTCAAGATCATTTGAAACTTTACCAGTTGTCTCGGCTACTTTCTCTTGTACTTTTGTTTCAAACTCTTTGACTTCATCTTCGTCAACTGTACTGAAACCAAAATCAAATTCTTCATATTCTTCTAAATCTATATCTTCACTCATATTATCTCTCCCGTGTATGCTGTTGCAATACTGATGGGTTCTTTTTCATAATTTGAATTAACTTATCAATATACTTTTCCATATCTTTCAATGGTTTCTTAAATACTTGAACATCAAACTCATTTCTAATTGCAACCAGTATTACAATCTGTTCTGGTATTGCACCCGTCATTTCAAAGAATGCCGCGGAATAAAAAAAGGCTTGGATAAAATAATCTTCAATCCATTCCTCTCTTTTAGGCTTTCTTGATGTTTTGAAATCAATAACAGATAACACACCATTATATTCGGCAACACAATCTACCGTTCCAGCCACTCTTAATATATCACTATGCAACGGTGCTTCCAAACAATATATGTTATTGATGTTACCAAGTACAAATCTTAAACGATTGAAAACATCAATAGCTTCCATATCATTACACTTCAATTTTTCATTATACAAATAACGCTCACAAAGATCGTGAACTTTTGTTCCAAGCTCACTTGATTCTTTCATAATCTTTTTTGCTTCTTCTTCACCTACTTTTTCTTTCCACTCATCCAGACCTGGCTTTGGTTGTAAAGCTAAGATTGATGTAATGGAAGGATATACATTTCCTCTTGGAGTTACATACACTCTCTTACCATCAATCACTTCACGGGTTCCCATTTCAACATCATCACAATCTGTCAAGTGTACGAATCTCTGTTTCTTCATTTTACTCCTAAAGTCATTTCAAGTGGGACTTTCATTCCATCCCGTAGTATTTCTAATTTCACAACATCACCAACTTTTTTCATTTTGACAACTGTTGCAATCAATCTCCATTTAACCCATTCACCATCTACTGTCAAGATAATATCATCTTTTTTTAAGATGCCGAATGCTGGACTATTTTTTACTACTTCTTGTATATATGCACCATAACCATACTTAAAATCTTTCATATCTTCTTTCTTTGTTGGGCGATACATAATACCCAAGTATGGTCTAATAATCTTCTTACCAGTTTTCAACTGTTCAATTACTGCTTGTGCATAAGTGCCATCAATAGCAAAACCAAGTCCAATACTTCCTCTGCTTCCAGAACCAGTAATAATTAAAGTATTAATACCGATCAAATGTCCTTCGTGATTAAACAAAGGCCCACCAGAATTTCCGGGGTTCATAGCTGTATCAGTCTGTATGAACGGAACAAATGATGCAGCGTTCGGAACAAATCTATCTAATGCAGATACGTTACCAAATGTAACAGTAAAGGATTGATTCATCGGAGAACCAATAGCTATTACATCTTCACCTAATTCTGGTTTATTACCCCATTTCAGATATGGAAACTTTTTATTAGAACTAATCTGTAATAAAGCTATATCTGAATCTTCATCATAATTTATTAAAGTTGCTTCTTCAGCTATATCATTCTGAAATACAACCGTAATTCTTTTACAATCTGTAAAACAATTACTAACTACATGCGCATTAGTTATAACCAAACCACCTTCACTAATAACAAAACCAGAACCCAAATGATCTGGCTCCAATTTAGGATCACCTCTATTACCATCTGGCATTGGTCTTTGATTTGGTTTTTGTCTAAATTTAAATCCGCCCCTTCTTTGCTGTTCTGGTTGATTGAATTGGTTGCTATTCATATTTTTTTCAGCATGTACTTCAACAACACTTGGCATGATCTTTTCTACAATACTTGTTTTGTAAGTATGATCCGCAAATGCGTTTGGTACTACTAAAAACAAAGTTAATATAATATAACATATTATATTCTTCTTAAATGTAAGCATGTCTCCCCCTATTTATTCCAATGTTTTACCAGTTATTAAGTTTTCGGGCTGAATAATCGTATATGATTTCCTCCAATAATACAAGAAAGATTACCTTTCTTATAGTTAAAAATTATAGCCCATTGTTTATTATCTCTATTCATCAGTAATTCCATAGATAACAACATTCTATGTTTATCGTCATTGACGATACCACTTGCAGCTAACCCCAACATATAGTCATTCTCTGCCATATTTCTGATAAAGTCTGGTGTGTTACAATATAACATAATATCAGACAATGGCTTTGTTGCCTCATGTTGTACGGCTGTAGTTGGTTTATTACCTAGAAGAAATAATAAACACAAGCCTATTAATAGTATTTGTTTCATCTTTACCTTACCTCAAAATTAGACGCTGGATGATTTCTCTTTATCCTTGTCATAACCTCTGTAAATTCTCGGGGTGGTTTTAGTCTGCCCTTCGTTGACTCTAAAGCAAGTGAATCAACAGATATGGGCGAACCAACTAAACGTATGATTTTACCTTTCTCCTTACAACTAGGGCAAGGCTCCTTTAATGGAATATCCATTTCTGCTATTGTTCTAAATTCTTCGTAATATTGTGAACAAGCTTCACACTCAAAAATGTATATTGGCATTACACTTCAACTCCTAAAGGAATATCAAACTTTCTTAACTTATCTTTCCACTTCATAAATGATCTACCATGATTTGTTTTATTGAATTGCATCCACTGCCATTGGTGTATCATTTCATGTGCAATAGTATATATAAACTCTGATTTATTCCAAAACCAGTTATTCATTGACAGTTCACCATATACAAAATGGCCTGCATCAATTCCAATATGTTCTGCATGACAACCATGCCTTCTTCGTATTTCTATATCTTTAAAAGGATGAATTTTATTATTAAAAATTTCTTCATTCAAAATATTAGTCCATCTTGTTACAGCATGCTTAGATGGAATATATATTTTTTTATGTTTTTTGTTCTCTCTAATTGTTTTAAGAATAATATTATCTTTTCTGATATACATGGCTTAACCTTTCTAAGTCATGCTTGCAGGCCTTCCACTTCTACTACGTCTTACGACTGTTGGCTTTAGACCTGAACCACGAGCTGTTTTAGTTGCTGAAAAGTCTTTCTCAACTTTATATTGACAAGTCATAGGCATATCTAAAAATTTACCCTCATACATAAAACCATTCCATTTTAATTCAAATACATGATCGTCCTCATCTACTAGATTAACTCTAATATATCTTTGATTAAAGGCTTCCACTACTAAAGCCTTTCTAGCCATCTTCTTTCTTTTATTAACTTGAACAACTACTTCGGTGTCCATATTAACTAAACTCATTTTTCTACCTTTCTATAAAGATCAGGGAAAACTTCCAATACTAATTTTTCAGTTAGCCCTTTACATTTGAGTTTCTTCTTTAACATTTGTATAAAGACTAACGATTCGTCAGGATGCATAGATTCTAAAATTTGAATCAATAGCTCTTTAATTCTTTTTTCTTTTAAACCATTAGCCTTTGGGTGGTCTTTTACAAATATTGAACATTTTGGCATAACGGTAAATAATGATGTTTCACTCAATCCTATTGGTGCATCATCCTTTTTATAAGGAGGCATTTTCTTTGGAATATTCCATTCAATAGACGGATCAAATGTTCCTTGCAATACAAAACGCAAAATATTATTCGTTCTGTATTGTTCTAAAAGTGCTTTCTTTTCTTTTCGTGTCTTTGCTTTTGAAATTCCTTTCAATAACTCAGAAATATAAACTGTCATATTGTAAAATCTCCTATATGTTCCATTAAATACTTCAACCTTTTACTAATAAAATAATTCAATAACTGATCTTGTTTCGGAGCTTTTTCTTTATCAAATTCATTCACAATAGTTTTGACTAGTTCACTTGGAATACAATCAAAATCAATCAATTTTCGATTTCGTTCCCACTTTTCTGCCATACCATTTTTACAAAAATCCTCTGGTTTTGCCTTCATCCATACTTCAATTTTTTTCTTGGATATAGGCTTTTGTCTCACTCCCTCAACAATACAATCATCAGCTGATAATATATTAGGTATTCCATCACCCTTATCACCACGAATTATATGTTCTTTTAAGTATTTATAAGGGTCAGAAACACTTAACATTTTTTTTTGGATAGGAGAATATTGCTTAATATTCTTATATTTCTGTAATTGCGTGAAATCTTTATCACTAGAAATGATAATACTCTTTTCTCGCTCAAGGGCAGCCAAAACAGCAATAACATCATCACCCTCAGCGTGTGGAACCGAGACAACTTTATACGGGAAAAATTCGTCAATTTCCAGTATAATTTTGTTTATGGTCTGGAATAATGCGCTCCAGTCCATGCCTTCTTTGTCTTGTTTTTCTCTCTTGATCTTTCTATGAGCTTTATAATACTTGTACTCATCTTTTCTCCAGCTTGACATATTATCCGTACAAACAACAATTTCACCAAACTTAGCTTTATACTTTGTTCTATAATTCCGAACACTATTTAAAACCAAATGCCGGATGAAATCTTCCGACGTTCTTTCTTCGTTTGGTATCTTATGGGCTACCATAATACTACCAACTATTATATTTGAGAAATCTAGTAATATCATATCATCTCCTCGACATCCTCAACAACTTGATAGTCTTTAATAGAGTCTAAACGAAATGACCTCCAACCATTGTTATCCAAATCCCAAACAGATAGAACATCAAGATTTTCTTTTTTCTTGATGCCACTAATAATTTGCTCTGGTAAAATAGAATCATGTAAAGTACAACGCATGACTCTTTCATCACCATTTACTTTTGTGAATGTAACTTTGATTACATTCTTTTTCAACCCTTCAACCAAGATAGCCCGCTTCTTCGTCATAATCTTCTCCTTCAATATATTGTAAAAAACTCAATTCACGTTGATGCTGAAAAATATCCACGTTAGAATATTTTTTCAACAAGTCAATACCATCTTCATTTTTGTAGCTTTCTTCATAATGAAACTCTTTAATACCAGATTGCAATATTAACTTAGCACAATCAACACAAGGAGCATAAGTACA